TGCTTTGCCAATTGACTCAGCATCCCTCGTATCCTCTAGAGCCTCTAGCGAGGGTTCTAGTGTCACGAGATCTGGTAAGATCCTGTTAAATGCGCGCACGTAATCACGCATGCGTATCTTAACGACAGCAGGGTCTGAAGGTTTTATTAAGCCTTCAGCGAAGCTCTCAGCCCTTTCGATTTTTGATAATAAATCAAAGAGGTTGAACAAGTCGTACTTCTGAGCCATTTTCCTAATTAGGTAATAGTTCGGTACGGCTTTGCCGTCAACATAGCGAACCGGTAATGACAGGTTCAGCTCCAATAACATATCTTGGACTTCATTAAGTCCAAAGATTCTTCCCTGGTTAATTAACGAGAGAAGTCCTGATTCGAAAATTTTCGAATCACTCAACGGGGTGACCAACCCCTTCGAGCTGCCCATTGCGAGATATCGCAAACGGAGCGCCCAATCTAAGAATTCTTTGATTGGTTTACGTAAAATAGTTTTCATTAAAACTAAATACGCGCCATGCTTATTACTATAGGCAAGGCGGTCAGCAACCGGGACTGATAAGCCCCCAATTACTGACGGGAACCGAATTGGATACTCGGAATCCCACCGCACAACCTTTGGGTATGTACGGTTATAGATTTCCTCTATGCGGGTAGCAACCCACTTGAGGCGTATCTTGGACGAATCTTCTAAATAATAATTTAGATTCTTCGAGAGAACTGCCGCTTTAGTAAGGGCGGGATCTCGGCTATCGGTTAATAAACCGACAGCTTTGCTGAAGGGCGAGAAGTATCTTGCTTTCACGCTATCTAGAAACACAAATGTTTCAGATAGGCTCATACGGTAACAATACTGTTCAGTAAAGTTGCCGCAATATTGCGATTCATAGTCCTTACCAGGACTGAATTCCATGTTGAGCTTGATCGATATATCATTATATATCGAACACCAGCGCCGTGTAGCAAATGCTACTACGTCGTCGCCCAACACCTGCCCGAAATATCGAGTAGGGGTTGCTGTGCTAAAGACTTCCTCAAGGCTATGGGGGAAGTCATGACCACTCTCAGAGTAGAGAGAGCTCAGCTCAAAGATCGTTAGAGTCAATAGGCTCAAAACGACAAAGCTGAACGGGTCCCCTAGCAGGGTACCTTGGTTGTGAGGATAATACCTTACCTCCTCCCCGTACACCTTATAAGGTGCACGAGGAGCGGTCAAAATTGACCGAAGCCTGACTAGCGGATGTTGATCCGTCAGCCGCAGGCCATCGAAAAACCCTAATAAGAGTTTCTCCGCGATAGAGAGGGGAATGACATTAGTTGCCCCTTTAAAGTCGCTGGACTTTATCCAGATTTCCTCATTAGGAATTCTGTCTGGATGCGTATCATTATACGCTTTCAGTCCTTCTACTAAATAGTAGAATCCAAGATCTGGGCGGTTACGGGCATCTTGCCAAAGTAACTCCTCCGCTTGGTGCCTTGCATATTGTTGAATAACAGTCATGCAGGCAGGAGGGATATTGATCACTCGGCACCTGAATCCAGGCTCCGAGATTGCGTCTATCCGCGTTGGGTATGGGCGTCCAGGTATTAACCTGAACGTAGACCCTTCTTTCCATAGGAGAGGATAAACCTCATTAGGTTGATCTCCTTCTATGTCGATGTAACCTTGCTTATAAGCTTCAGTTACCCCCCACAGGAGAATTTGTTCCCCAATTACGTGGTCAATACCATCGTATAAGGGCACTTCTTCTGCCGTGACGAGAGGGGCGGTGAATACACCGTCCATAATCGAGTCGCGGTACGCGATTTGCCATAATTGGCAAACCTCACGTGCTGGTCCGAAGGCACATATGCCTCGGAAGTCCACCAGATTCGCCCAAGCCGGGTCATAACCCTGCTCAGCAAATTCTGTGAACTGGTTTTTTACGTATTCCACGCGCCCTCCGTCTTTACGAGAGGACTCGGTACTTGATGAAGTACTGAGCGAGAAGTGGGAACGATTGTTCCTTTTTAGGTCCGCCAATCGACGGCCTATACGTCTCGACGCCAGGTATACGCCCTTCAACACGATCGGCGAAATGTCAGCCGATTTGCTGATGTCACTTAAGAATGACTCAGTCTTAGCCTCTAGCAGTACCTTTGTCCCATTGGGCAAAGCTCTGCCAGCGGTTGCGAGTGTTTGAAGAAACACAAGCTCCTCCTCTATTGAGGGAAAGGACTCGATTCCGAATAATAATTTGAAATCGAGCTCACGTGCGTTGCCCATTAATGGTAAGGACGTCATAAGACCAGGATCAATTGATTCCGGGTTTTTTGCGGCCTGCCAATGAGCAGCGAGCGCGAGATGCTTGACCATTTTGCAGCCTTGATCAAGACTTCGGATGGTTTGGAGCAGAATCGACCTCATTAGGTTCGATGTCTTTCTCCTAAATTTAAGGCTGGTCATGTCATGGACTAATAAGTTCACGACATTTCCGATTGCCAGCCACGTCCCGCAAATTTGCTGGACAACGGTTGAGCCCTGAAGCGTGTTATAACACCCTTCGCGAGCCCATCCGCCTGATTCGTCAATACGCATCAGGTTTTCGACCACGTTTTCTATTGCTAAAAGAAACGGATCGTCCTCCACTGTTTCGTTGTTACGCAACGGTCGCAAGGCGGTCACGAACCTAGTCATCAATTTATCTTTCGATAGTCGACTCC